GCAGAGAGAATGCGAACCTTCGCTCCGAGCTTATGTACGCTCGTGGTCAGGCTTCTCAGACTGAGCAGACCGCTCAGATTCTGGCAAATAACAACGCCCAGACTGCGCTGTTCCAGCAGGGATTCGCAAACGAAGTGGACGCCCTGTATAACAGACTGAACACTTGCCCTGTTCCCACCACGCCTGTGTATGGTCGGACTCCGATCTTCACTTGCAATAACGGCTGTGGTTGCGGCGGCAACGCCAGTTTCTAAGGAGGTGCGGCATGGCGTGTGAATTCTTGTATAATCCGATTCAGGAAGTAGCGCTTAATGCGCCCATCCTGTTCAATACATCTATTCCCTGCTCTCGCGGTAATGTCTACCACGAGGGCAACACCGGGAATTTTATTCTCCGTGGTGCCAACACCAACAGTCCGTGTAATTGTTTCGCACAGTATCAGGTGACCTTTAATAGTAACATTGCCATCCCTGAGGGTGGCGAGGTTACGCCTATTGCAGTAGCTATCGCTGTCAATGGGGAGCCCCGGCTGACGAGCAGAGCTATTTTCACGCCTGCGGCGGCTGAGGACTTTGGTAACGTCACCAGTACCGCGATTATTAAAGTTCCCAGATGTTGCTGTTTCAGCCTCAGCGTGGATGCAGTTCCCGCTACAACTGATCCCACAGTAACGCCTGCCCCTGTGATTGAGGTGCAGAACGCGAACTTGACCATTACACGGATTGCTTAGAAAGGAGGGTAAACATGCATAAGCTGATTGAGTACGTTTGCGATGAACTGGAAGAGCTGGAGCGTAAAGCTGATAAAGACGGCAAGCTTTCTATGGCAGAAATGCAGTATGCGGATCTGCTCGCCCACACGAAAAAGAACCTGCTTAAGGCAGACGAACTGTGGGAGGAAGGTGACTATAGCGAAGCCATGGACGGCATGTCCTACGAAGGTAGCTATCGCGGTAGTTATGCTCGTGGCAATCAGGGCGGTAATCGTGGCGGCAATAATCGCAGTAGTTACGCGCGTGGTCGTGGCAGAAATGCCAGACGCGACTCTATGGGCAGATACAGTTCTGAGGGCGGATATTCCCGCGCTGGCGAAGACATGGTTATGGAGCTTCGCGAGATGATGCAGGATGCTCCAGACGAGAGAACCCGGCAGGAGTTCCAGCGCTTTATCGCTAAGATGGAACAGATGTAAGGGTGGTGATCTCCCTTGATCAAAAGAGACGATCTGCTTGAGGCTATCGCTGAGTGTCAAGGGCAGAAAAATCCAAATGCCAACACATGTATTAAGCTGGCGGCATATTACACAATCCTAGACCATCTGGACGAATCCGGCGAGAAAGAGCGAGATCTTCCGCCGATGCTTCCCGCATATTCCAGCAGTCCGGGTTTGGTAGAGTACGATAGTGGCACAGAGTTTTCAGATCTTATATCAGGGGCGAACTTATTAGATGTATGGCCTGTTATAGACGAGCTCATGTCCACGCTCAAAGTCTTGTATCCAAAACTGTATAATGGCGTCATGCGCAAATTGGACGGTCTTTAAGGCCGTCCTTTTTAGTGTAGCATTTTCCTACATTTTCCTAAACTTTTCTATAGAACTTTCCCTTATAGGGATTTTTCTAAAATGTAGCTTTTTCCTACACTATCCTACACTAAAGGAATAATATAAAATAATAAAATATAGTATAAAATAAAAGAAAATAAAAAATTTTTCAAAAAATGGTTGACATATCCTTTCGAGGGTGCTATACTATATACAGATCAAGGGAAAATCCCTTAAAAAGATCCCAAGGAGGACATGACAATGAAGGAACTGAGAACATTTGGAAGACCTGCGGTAGTGGAAATCGAAGTCTATAGCGAGTGCAAGTATGTGGCGGCTGAGCTTGGGCATGACGAAGTGTTCGAGAACAGCATCAAGGTCAACTACAGCATTGAAAACTGGGAGATCGTCACTGGTGAGGATGCCAGAGAGATCGAAGCCATGACCGATGAAGATGGCATTGATGACAATCACGAGTATCTGGTACTTCGCCTGATGGACGGCGAGACAGCAACTTTCCGTAACAGCTATGTGGATATGTTCAGGGTGAGATAATGAACGAGAACGAGTTAGAGGAAATCCTGCAGGAAGAGCAGGACGAAGAAAAGGTCTGGGAGGCCATCGAAAGATGGCTTTCCGACCCGGATGGAACGTGGGTTTGTTAGAGAGTTTGCGGAGCGTAACTCAGTTGGCTAGAGTAGATAATGTGTCGCAGGTTCGAGTCCTGCCGCTCCGATGGATCCTTAGCTCAGCGGGCTAGAGCGGTGGCCTTATAAGCCATGTGTCCCGGGTTCGAATCCCGGAGGATCTATTCCGGGCAAATGCCCGAGAAGAAAGGAGGCGATAACATGAGCTTATCGCAGGATATGCTTAGATACCGGGCGGCAAACCGCCTCAGTCAGGAAAAGCTGGCGCATCTCTGTGGAGTCAGTCTCCAGACCATCAATTCGGTGGAGAACGGCACACAGTCGCCCAGCAAGGTAACTGAAGAGAAGATCAAGCTTGTCATTTATAAGAAGGAGGAAGCAAATGATTAAGGTAAAGATTGATGGACACAAAGTTGAAATGGCCTTAAAGGGTTCTCTGAACGATATTTGCTCTGAGACGCTGATGATCGTAAGGAGTGTCTGGGAGAGCATCGCTCGGCAGGATGCAGAGTCCGGCGAACAGTATAAGACGCTCATTGAAAGAGCGTTTGAAGAGAAGGTCGCTTTTGCCAACCATGAAGAGCTGGCGGAGATAACGAAGAAAGCCGAAAAAGAGGCCGAGGAAAGCGAAAGTGCCAAGAAAGAGCTGAAGAAAGCTGTCAAAGAGCTGAAGGAGCTCTTAGGGGATCTTTTCAATGATGAAGACTGATTACCTCAGTATATCCCAGATTAAGCTCTTTAAGGCCTGTCGCAGGGCTTACGAGCTTAAGTATATCGAAGGTCTGGAGCCTGTGGAAAAGGCTTCAGCGCTCCAGACCGGGATAGGCTATCACGAAAAGCTGGAACAGCTTTATCGGGACGGCGATTTTGACGCGAGTGATTTCTCTAAAGAATCTGCTATGGCAACGGCTTATAAGAAATACATCTATCCTGAGTTCAAGGTCAGAGCCGTTGAAGAATGGTGCGAATATAAGGACGGCGGCATTCCGCTGATAGGCCGTGTGGACGGAATGACGGAAGACGGCGATCTGGTGGAGCACAAGACAACTAGTCTGGAACCGATTGAGTACGAGTACAATCTCCAGTGGGATGAGCAGTTGATGGCATATATGCTCATGACTGGGGCGCAGAAAGTGTGGTATACGGTTTGCCGCAAGCCCACAATCCGCCAGAAAAAGAACGAATCCGAGCAGGAATTCTTCGAGCGCATGGTGGCGTGGTATGACGAGGACACGGATTCCAAGATCAAGCTCATTCAGGTAGGACGCACTGATGAAGAGATCGAGGCCTTTAAGAAAAGCTTCGAGAATATCCGGGATGACATCAGCTTAGCGGGACGATATGGTGATTTTTACCGCAATACATGCCATTGCAATGCGTGGGGGAGGCGGTGTGAATATTCTTCGATCTGCTTGCATTATGATCCGAATCAGGAGTACGTGGAGTTTACTCGGAAGGAGGTGTAAGATGTCAGCAATACGCAGGATCGCCAGAGGTGTGGCGAAAAACAGGATGAAACAGAGAGGGATGAAGAGAATTTGCAAGCATGACCATGTTGGTTCTGGCTGGCAGATTCAGGTGGTGGATAGCCCGTTATCAAGGAAATGGAGGCAGATGGTAGGATGGCGTTGAATTTACAGAGATTGGACGATGCAGTAGAAAAAGACAGCAATTATACCGCTTTGCTTTACTGCAAACCCGGCGTAGGAAAGAGCACGGCTATTGGCCTGATCGCAGAGGCAAGCGAGGGCAATACGCTGGTGCTGGATGTGGACAGAACGATTACGAAGACGCTGGCGAAGAAAGAGGTGGTTAAGGACACCTCAAAGATCCTGATTCAGCAGATCGACAACGTGAACACTTTCGATGACTGGACGAATGTTCTCCGGGATCTCCGGGACATGAAGGCTTCCGGCCAGTTGGAAGCCGCAGGAATTAAGACGATTGCGGTGGATAATATCTCTGAATTGGAGCGATGCATCCTTTCAGATCTTGGCTCAAAAGGCAAGAACAAAGGAGTTCCGGCGATGGCGGATTATCAGTATATGCAGTTCAAACTGGTCAATTCGCTCAGATACATGAAGTCCCTTGGAGTGAATGTCGTCTGGACTGCATGGGAAGTCACGGAGCAGTTTACTCACCCGGATGGCACACAGTACAGCAGACTCTATCCAAAGATCAGTGCGAAGATCGTGGATAATATTTGCGGTCTTTGCGATGTGGTAGGCCGGATTCTGGTCAATAAGGATGGACAGCACGGTGTTCTGCTGGAAGCTACGCAGAACACTTACGCGAAGAACCAGATTGATGATCGTAAGTCCTGCAAGGTTGAGGACTTCGTAAAATTCAAGAAGGGAGAACAGTGATGGACAAATATTGTGTGGAAGTTGCGCAGAGCTCCAGCGGCTATAGGCAGGTTATCGTTGGATATTTTGACGACATTGACGAGGCGCAGGATTTTGTCAAAGCAGTGGTAAACAACTTCAAAGAAGCGAAAGCAACTATATCTTACGCAGAAAGCGAGGAAAAATAATCATGGCTTGGGAGTACAAAAGAGAAGAGGCTCAGTTCGCGCAGTTGCCGGAAGGCCGCTATAGAATTCGCGTGAGAGCCGCAGATAAGGCGATCTCTAAGAAGGGAAACGATATGCTTGCCCTGCAGTTTGAAGTGTCCGGGAGTAATCAGATCCTCTATCACTATATTACATTTATTGATGATAAGCCTGAGATTACCAACCGCATGCTGACGCAGTTCTTCGATGCCTTTAAGGACATCCCGGAAGGTGATTTCAATATGGCAAAGTGGATCGGCAAGGTCGGCGCTTGTCAGGTGAAACACGATGAGGGAGGCCGTGCAAAGATCCACTATTTCCTGAGAGGCAAGCAGGCGGACGATCTGCCGCCGTGGAAAGAACCGGGTGGAGCAGGGGCGCCTCCAAAGGTAGACAAAGATGGATTCATGGACGTTGGCGATGCCGCAGACGATGATCTGCCTTTTGAATAAATAGCATTTATGGGGCGGAAATAATCGTTTTCTGCCCCATAACTTTGTTTTTGGAGGGTAAAACGTGAATAACAAGCAAATAGGATCTGATTTCGAGCGAAGAATGTGCGAAGTTTTGGCGAAAATGGGTTATTGGGTGCATTTTATGTCCCCAGATAACCGAGGCGCACAGCCTTTTGATATTATTGCAGTTAAAAACGGCATAGCTATGGCGGCTGATTGCAAGACATGTGATGATCATATTTTCAGACTTTCAAGACTGGAAGATAATCAGCGGTTGGCCTTTGAGAAGTGGCGCAGATGCGGGAATGCTGAGCCTTATCTTCTTGTTAAACACAAGCAGAAAGTGTATGCCATTAGCTATCGCGAGATCGAGAACCGAGAAAAGATTGACTTAGACGGACGGAGGGTAATGTGTATTTTAGAGTAGGACACAAGATCGAATGTCATGAGCCAACTGAAGAAATGCGGCGTTGGTGCAGGGAAAATCTGGTTCTGCGTAATCCAGACTATGATAAAAAAATCCGCATGGGACTGTGGGCAGGTGGCGTCCCGGAGACTTTTTCTCTTTATGAAGTGAATGGCGGATCGCTGATTCTTCCTTTTGGATGCGTTGCTCAGCTTAGGGAGAAATATCCAGAAATGCGTTTTGTGACCTCTATAAAGCCCGTACAGCGCTTTTTCTGCCAAAGTAATATATCTTTATATCCCTATCAGGAAAAGGCCGTAAACAAGGCTTTAGAGGCCAAGAACGGGGTTCTGGTCATGCCTTGCGGATCTGGCAAGACGCAGACTGCGTTAGAGATTATATCTCGATTACACGTAAAGACGCTTTGGCTAACTCATACGCAAGATCTGCTTAATCAGTCGTTAAATCGAGCTAAATCCGTATTAACCTGCGATCCAAGATCTTATGGCACAATAACGGGCGGTAAAGTCAATATAGGATCCGGGATTACGTTTGCCACAGTGCAAACGATGGCTAAGCTGGACTTAGGCCAGTATCGCGACACTTTTAGTTGCATAGTGGTGGATGAATGTCACAAGGCAGTAGGATCACCTACAAAGGTCATGCAGTTCTATAAAGTCTTATCCAATCTCAGGTGCCGCTATAAATTTGGATTGACTGCCACGCCTAAAAGAGCAGACCATTTAGAACGAGCCATGTTCGCCTTGATTGGGGATGCCATCTGTGAGATCCCAAAAGAAGAGGTTGCCTATACCACTTGCCCGGTGCAGGTGCGGTTTGTGAATACTGGATACATGCCTGATATTGATGTGGTGCTGGCCGGGGATGGAACGCTCAATTATGCCAGCCTTGTGGATGATTTGACGCACAATCAAAAACGTTTTAATTGCGTGGCAAATTATCTGGCTTTCGATGACGATATGGAAAGCCCTGCGCTTATTCTTGCCAATCGAGTGGAGTATCTTGAGCGGCTGTGTGAAGCATTGAAGAAAGAAGGATATAAAGCAATCTGCTTATCTGTATTAGGCAATTCCAAAGCGGCAAAAGCTGTCCGAAAAGAGGCATTGAAAAAGCTGAACGATGGCGAACTGGATTATGTTTTTGCAACATATCAACTTGCCAAGGAGGGGCTTGATGTTCCGAATCTGAAATATGTGGTTTTCGCCACTCCAGAAAAAGACGAAACAACCGTAATGCAGGCGGCAGGTCGCGTTGGAAGAAAGGCCAAAGGCAAGCAGATGGGAACCGTTATTGATTTTGTGGACGACTTTGGTATGTTCGCTGGGTGGAAGAAGAAGAGAATCGCCGTATACAAAAAGGCGGGATATGATTTCTAAAAATGTATTGACATATCATATCGTTTGAGCTAAAATAAAAATCGGAGGTATCTATGAGAACGGACGAAAAGCGGGAAATGCTTCGCAGGAAGCATCCAGATATTGAGTTCCAGACAGATAAGGGAACGAAGGTCAAGCTCCAGTTTGACAAAAACGAATACCGCGCTTATCGCTATGATGCGAAGTTTGAGTCATGGTACGAAATGAAACTCGGAGGCCTTGATCCTTCCGCGCTCATGGATTATATTAGTAAGCACTTTTGATTATGGGAGGTGAGCATGTATACTCTTCAGGAAGTCGCGAAGGCCGCTGGCGTACAGGTAAGAACCGTAAGGGAGTGGCTTAAGCTGGGCAAGATAAAGGCAACGAAAGATCAGAATGGCTATCGTTGGCTTGTAAGCGAGGACGAGTTACGGAGATTGATAAATGGTCACAAAGATTGAGAACATCCCGGAAGAGCTCAAGAAATTGACTCAATGGGTCTGCTGGACTGGAGCAGATAAGATTCCGAAAAACCCACACACGGGAGGCAATGCCGCTTCCAACAATCCGGCTACTTGGGCGACATTTGAACAAGCCGTTGCGGCTTGCGAGCAGTTTCGTTTTGATGGTCTGGGATTTATGTTTGCCAACGGTTATTTCGGCGTTGACTTGGATCATTGTCTTGACAACGTAGATTTCTGCGATGAATTTGTGGAGACACTGCAAAGCTATGCAGAGATCAGTAAGAGCGGATCTGGCATTCACATCATCTGCCGGGGAAAGCTCCCGGACGGGGCAAGGCGCAGGGGCGGCGTGGAGATGTATTCTTCAGGCAGATATTTCATCTGCACGGGCAACCTTTATAATCCAAAGTATCGTGACATTGCGGAATGTACAGAGGCTATAAAGGTCTTGCATCAAAAGTACCTTCCGTCAGAGGCTCCGAGGATCCCGGCAAGGCAGGTAACGCCTGTTGATATGGACGATCAGGAGATTATTGACAAGGCCAGAAATTGTCGTAGCGGATACCTTTTTAATATTCTTTACGGCGGGAACTGGCAGGGCGTGTATAGTTCGCAGTCGGAAGCAGATTTGGCTCTGTGTAATCAGCTTGCTTTCTGGACTCAACGCAATGAAGCGCAGATGGACAGGATCTTCAGATCTTCAGGCCTTATGCGTCCGAAGTGGGACGAGAAAAGATCTGGCAAGACATACGGCGCCATCACAATTGGCAAGGCGTGCGCCAACTGTGTGGACGTCTATGAGCCGAAGAAGTACGATGACGATGCTGAGCTTGCGTTCGCTCTTTTTGGTGACGGCAAGGTTGGAGTGGATGAGCCGCGAAAACAGTATGATATGACGGATACTGGCAATGCTCACAGGCTTTTTGACCGCTTTGGAACTATTATAAGATATTCCTACAATCGCAAGAAGTGGTATTTCTGGGACGGCAAGCTTTGGCGTATTGATGATTCCGGCGAGGTCAAAAAGCTGGCGGATGTTATCTGCGAAGATATCAAGCGCGAAGCCTTTATGGAGCCTGACGAAAAGACGCAGATGGATTTGCTTAAGTGGGCGAACAGAACGGCAAGCTCAAAAGGCAAAGAGGCGATGATCCGGGAGTGCCAGCACTTGGATGGCGTTCCAGCAAGCCCGGATGACTTTGATGGCTACACGGATTATATAAATTGTGTGAACGGCATCGTAAACCTGCGCAACGGTGAGTTAATTCCGCACGACTCCAATTTCATGATGTCGAAGATCTGCTACTCAGAGTACGACAATTCGGGCAAAAAGCCGGAGCTTTGGTTGAAGTTTCTGGACGATGTTACCAATGGAGACAAGGGTCTGCAGGAATATATTCAGCGGTGTGTAGGATATTCCCTCACAGGCTCAACAGAAGAGCAATGCGCATATTTCCTTTATGGCATGGGAAACAATGGCAAATCGACTTTTTTGGATACCATTGCGGATCTTTTGGGCGGCTATGCCTCCAACGCTCAGCCGGAGACAATCATGATGAAGAAGTGGGGAGACACTGGGGCGCTTTCGGATATTGCCAGATTGAAAGGCGCACGCTTCGTCACTTCCGAAGAACCGACAGAGGGCGTAAGACTCAATGAGGGATTGCTCAAGCAGTTGACTGGTGGCTCAAAGATTACTTGCCGTTTTCTCTATGGAGACGAATTTGAGTACACGCCGGAATTCAAGATCTGGGTGGCCACAAACCACAAGCCAGTTATCCGAGGCACGGACTTTGGTATCTGGCGAAGAATCAAGCTTATTCCTTTTGAGGTCAATATACCGAAGGATAAAGTGGATAAAAACCTCAAATACAAGTTGCGAAAGGAATTTCCTCAGATCCTCAGATGGGCTGTGGAAGGGTGCATAAAGTGGCGTAAAAACGGCATACAAGAGCCACAATGTGTGCAGGAAGCGGTCAAGGAGTACAAGAAAGAGATGGATTTGCTGGCCGGGTTTATCGAAGAATGCGTGGAGATTGATTACGACTGTGAAGACCGGGTCACCGCCAAAGATCTATTTCAGGCCTACATTAAGTGGGCGCGAGAGAACAACGAGTACGAGATGTCTTCCAAGAAGTTCTTTAACGAGGTCTCGAATAAACTCCCGGACAAAGGACGAAATGCCAAGGGCATATTTTACCGCCATGTAAGATTGGTGGAGCAGGATCCTCCCGGAAAGCAATATTCCATTGGCGATTTTTACAAAAAATAATTGACATATTGAGATCGTTGAGCTATAATGAAGGGGTAAAATAAAAAGCCGAAAGGCAAAGGAGGAAACAATAATGAAGAAAAGATGCCTGCATGACAAGATCCTGCTGTTTACTGTGGCGATTGCTACGGTTATGTTTATCGTGGGGATGATGGGATTGGATGGCGATGCTCCGCACGCCTCATTCCTTATTATGGTAATTGGAATGGCGTGGGACGCCATTTTCCTTCACGCTAACGAAGAGAGGTTTAGATAATGGTATCAAGAAGAAAGACGGATAAAGGCAAAGAAGCAGATCACACCTGCCCGGTGTGCGGAAAACGCTATACCATTTTCGACCATGACATGTGGTCATATAAAAAGATGGTAAAGAAAAGGCGAATGTATTTCTGCTCTTATCGTTGTTTTAACGCCAAGGAGGCAGAGCAGGAATGATCGTTAATATTTGTTACGCCTATATCGGCTTTATGGCTGGCATTCTGCTATGCTTGACCATTGCCGTTATATCCAGCGAAAGAAGGGAGCGGAAAGTGAGCGAAAAGGAGCAATGGTGGGTTTTCACTTTTTGTTGCGGGGAAGAGCATCAGCATAGCGGCAAGCATGTGAGGTTCTTCGGCACCTACGGATCTGCTAGGCAGAAGATGTTTGACAAGTATGGCGATGACTGGTGTTTCCAATATGCAGAATCTGAGTGGCAGGACTGGCTGTCGCGAAAACCTGATTATATCGTGGAGGAAGAGCTCGATGAGTGACTGCGTGTGGATGCGAGTATCAAAGGACAAATATGAGCTTCCTGAGATAATCGCAAATAGCGCCGCAGAGCTGGCGCGAAAGTGCGGAGTAACCAAAGGTGTAGTTTTTCGCCTTGCCAAGAAAAAGCACTCCAAATATGTAAAAGTAGTGCTTGACGAAAATGAGGACTGAGGCTACAATAATATTGCATAGTTTCTTCCACCTTCTTTGTTTCACCTTTCATTTCACCTTTCCTTTACAGTAGGGATAGCCGTTGGATGCCACAACGGCTATTTCTATTTTTTTTTGAAAAACTTTTCAAAAACCTATTGACATTAGCTAACATTAGTGCTACAATAAAGACAGTTAAGAAAACTTAGATCCCACAAAGGAGGACGTAACAATGGCAAGACAGTATACGGATAATGAGAAGGCTGGAGCTTCTATGCTCATCAAGTTCTATAACATGCAGGCCGGCACAGCTTTCAGAGCCAATAACGAGAATACGCAGGCTTGTGTTCTGGAAGCGATGGAGCGTATCGGCGGCGAAATCACTGAACTGAAAGCCCACGTTCGCCAGTGGTGCAAAGACCATAGCGACTGTGCAAAGGGCGAGAGCTTCCGGGAGTGCTGGGAGAGCGTCAAGACAGTAGAAGTTGTCGAGGCTCCGAAGGCAGTTGAAGTTGAGGCTCCGGCTCCGGCTCCGACTCCGGCGATGCCTACCGAACAGCAGGTTAGCGGAGCGATGGGACTGCTGGAGCAGGCTGTGGTAGGCCTGATCGCTAAGACGCAGGCCGAGAAGATCGAATCCGAAATCATGGGTTCGGTGGAGGATAAAGTTCGCGCCTTCATTAAAGAAGAGTACGGCACCATCGAGCGCAAGATCATCACGGTGGTGGATGGCAAGAAGGCTCCGATGGCCGGAATTCAGCACGAGAAGTTTGAGACGGTTCTCAAATTCGTAGCCAATGACGAGCCCGTATTCCTGACTGGCCCCGCTGGATCCGGCAAGAACGTTCTGTGTAAGCAGATCGCAGAGGCGTTGGGACTGAAGTTCTACTTCACCAACGCCGTCACTCAGGAGTACAAGCTGACTGGCTTCGTGGATGCGATGGGAAACTATCAGGAGACGCAGTTCTATAAGGCGTTCACAGAGGGTGGCCTGTTCATGCTGGATGAGATGGACGCATCCATCCCGGAGGTTCTGGTGATTCTCAACGCCGCGATTGCGAACCGCTACTTCGATTTCCCCGGCGTAGGGTTTGTGGAAGCCCATCCCGATTTCCGGGTGATTGCCGCTGGCAATACGGTAGGACAAGGAGCCTCCTACGAATATGTGGGACGTAATCAGTTGGATGCCGCTTCCCTTGACCGTTTCGCCATCGTAAAGATTGGTTACTCCGAGGCCATCGAGAACAGCGTGGCTAACGGAGATACGGAGCTGGCTCAGTTCTGCCGGATGTTCCGCAAGAGCGCCGAGAAGGCCGGACAGCAGGTGATTGTCAGCTATCGAGCTATCGGCAGACTGGCAAAGATGCTCCAGATCCTTAGCGTGGAAGAGGCGCTGGAAACTTGCCTCGTTAAGGGACTGGAGAAGGATGATCTCAACATCATCTGTGATGGCATTCTGGTGGACAGCAAGTATAAGAAGGCCGTCAGAAATATCGTGAGCAGGATGTGATTCCCGCTCCGATATTGCACAAAAACTATTGACATATTATAGGAACGGTGCTATAATTAAGACAGTAAAAAAAAGATCCCACTAAGGAGGACAGAATATGAGCAAGATCTATGACAAGATTACCAATTCCGCAAAGAAGAATTACAAATTCCACATCGAGGCGTTTGATAGCGCCGCAGAGGTGGTGCAGTCTTGCAAAAGCAGAAAGATCACGAACGGATCTTTCAATGACAAAAGCAAAGAGAGCTTCGGATCGTGGGAGGGAGTTCAGTCCTACGAAGAAGCTCTCGGCCTGATGCGCGGTGGATATCAGCCTACAGTAGAGGCTATGCGCGGGGTTTTTAAGGCCAGCAAAAGCGGCGAGGGAACGCGCTTCGCATTTCATAATGCAGTGGCTGGGTTTGCTCCGGTGGTCCCGCTGGCGCTTAAGGGCGTCCCGAACAGCATGATTAACATGACAATGAGGCCGATTAAGGCCAAGGTTATTGATGTTTATTATGACATCACGAACTCGTGCGGAACGGATAGCGAAACCATTATTCAGACCGGGCAGGCCTTGTTAGGGACGATCATTGAGCTGGAGCGTCAGGGCTACCGATTCAACCTCTATGCAGTCCAGACCTATAGCGATTCGCAGGACTGTGACATGCTGGTGGTAAAACTCAAGAGCGCCACACAGCCGCTGGATCTGAAGCGGATCTCGTTCCCTCTCACTCATACAGCCTTCTTCCGGGTGGTCGGTTTTGACTGGTACAGCAGGGTTCCGGGAGGAAAATACAGAGGCGGATACGGACATGCGATCTCTTATGAGTTCACGGACAGCAAAAAGATAGAAGCCATTGGCAAGGAACTTTTTGGACAGAATGCCATCTTTTTCACAGGTGTAAACATCAATGGCAAGGGCAAAGAGTATATCAAGGAGGCGGTTACAAATGGCAACGGCAAGGCGTGATGGAGAATGGGCGAGATGCCAGAAATGCGGACATAAGCTGGGAAGATTCGTTGGCGTATGGCCTGACAGGCAGGCCATGCCAGCGATTGAAATAAAATGCCACTCGTGTGGCGAGTTAAATTATATCATGGTAGGAGGAAAGAAAAGTGGACGCAAAGATGCAGGAGGCCTTAGATAACGGCATTAAAGACACTATGTGGGCGATGTTCTGGAAGGGGAAGCAGAAGGCGAACCTTCCAGAGCTGGAAGAGGCTGTCAAGCGCTTGATCCGAATGGCCACGCAAAAGAACGCAGGCCAAAGAGGGGATTCCACCTGTATAAGTTGGGATACGCTTGACATGGAGTTTATGCGTATTGCCATAGAGGCAACGGCGTTTGTGCTGGATGACAGATTTCAGGCATTGAAGGAGGCGTGGGAAGAAGATGAGCGAGCTTGATAAGCTGGAGGCATATCTTAAAGCACATGGATACGATTACGAACGTATTGATAAAGATGCGGATCCAGAGCTGACGAAGCAATTCTTTTATCAGCCGGGAATGTCTGAGCGCCATCAGATCATTGTCAAGGACGGCAAGCGTCAGTGGGATGCCATTTGCCAATGGGGATCCTATGGCTTTGAGCAGGGGCTTCTGGAGATATACGGAAGCATAGTTCATCCTAAGGTGGATGGCGATACGGTTGTTGGCTATCTGACGGCGCAGGACATTATTAAAAGACTGGAGGCGAATAGAATAAATGTGGATGACATTATGGACGGCCTGACTAAAAAGCAACAGGCGGAGCTTAAAAGGGCTTTCAAGGCCATTGTAAGGCAGTATAAGGAAGCTTTGAAGATTGCATATATAAATCATCCTTTGGACTATGCAATATACAACGTATGGAAAAGTATGGAGGAACGCAAATGAGCAACCTGATTGATAGACAGGCGGCGATTGACTTTATAGATGCTGGGCGTCTTGGCAATCCCAACGAGCCGAGATGGAGCGATAACGAACTTGTGAACTTTCTCAAAAGCAGGCCCTCCGCACAGCCAGAACGGAAGAAGGGAAAGTGGATTTGGAAAACAGGCGATGTGTATAAATGCTCTGAGTGCGAAACAGAAACACACGTTGACGAGTGCTTTGAAGAGCCGATATACAACTACTGTCCGTATTGTAATGCGGTTATGGATGGATATGAGAGGTGAACAGGATGGATGATTTAATCAGCAGACAGGCGGCGATAGATGCGTTGCATATGCACCTTATGTATCGTATGGGTACAGATAGCAACAAAAAACGGCTTGATGATTGGATTAACGGTGTGCCATCCGTACAGCCTGAACGCACTTGTGTTAATTGTGGCAGGACAG